GCTGACCCCCTGAAACCCACTGGGTAGCCCCCGGGTAACTGACCCAGCGGGTCGCCGGGTGCCGGGATCGATCGCCGGCGGGTGCCGGGCGCCCTGACCCAGCGGGTCGCCGGGTGCCGGGGGCGCGGGGTTCGGCGCCGAGGGGGCGGGGGAGGGCCGGCGAGCCGGGGGTGCTGGGCCGGGAGGCACCGCGAACAATTTTTTATTTTTTCAAGAATCCCAAGCACCACTGACCCAGCGGGTTCAGTAAACCTCATTGACACAACACACCCCACCTGTGTTAGCATCAAAAAACTATGGAACAAGGAAGCCCTCAATCCGTAGGCACGGCTGTCGCCAGTGAACAATCAATCGAACTGCCCAACTGGCTGTCGTGCCCGGACCCCAAGCCACCGAAGCTCCCTGCGGAGTCGCGGGAGTTGCTGCACACCCAGTACGAGCAGATGTTCGAGCGCGTCATCGAGCAGGTCTACCGGGGCCGCAGCCTGCGTGACCTTCTCGAAGATGACTACCGCATCGTCTCGTACGAGGACTTCCTCAAGTGGGTCAAGCGTGACCCGATGCGCCATGAGCGGTTCAAAGAAGCGCAGGAGTCGAGGACCGAGTTCATTGCCGGCGAGATCCTTGAGATTGCCGATGCCGAGGACAGCATCGAGGATGTGCAGCGCTCCAAGCTCAAGATCGACACTCGCAAGTGGCTCATGGGCGCGTGGAACAAGAAGAGGTATGGTGAGGTCAAGCAGGTTGAGGTGGCCGGGTCAATCTCGATCACCGAGGCGTTGCAGCAGGCTCAGATGCGGATCGTTGAGGCTGAGGTAATGGACATCGAACTGAAGCAACTGGAGCAGTGATGCACATTTTCATTGACGGAGAGTGGAACAGCTACGGTGGCGAGTTGATCTCGCTGGCGCTGGTTGCTGAGGATGGTCGGTCGTTTTACGAAGTGCTTGGTTGCGACAATCCAGACCAGTGGGTAGCTGAAAACGTGATGCCAAAACTCGGCAAGCCGTGGATCACGTTTAAAAGCCTGCAAGAGCAGCTTGAAATCTTTCTGCGCCAGTTCGACTCGGTTCATCTGATTGCCGACTGGCCGGAGGACATCATGTGGTTCTGCAAAGTGTTGATCACTGGCCCGGGAACACGACTCGACACGCCACCCCTGACCATGCAGGTTTTGCGCGTTGATACGGTTTCCAGCAACCCTCACCATGCGCTGTATGACGCTTGGGGATTGCGCGACTGGTATGTCAATGTGGACATGAATTCAGTCGGGAGCACTTGATGCAGCGACTCAGGTACAGCCCCGAGGAGGAGCAACTGCTGATGACGCAGTTGTGGTCGTCCCAGATTGCCAACAACCCCGAAACGTTCGTGTTGTTCGCGTTCCCCTGGGGGCAGAAGAACACGCCCCTTGAGCGGTTCAAAGGGCCGCGTAAGTGGCAGCGCGAGGTGCTCCGTGAGATTGCCGACTTTATCCGCGACAACCGGGGACGGATCAGCGCAGATGAAATGATCGACGCTCTGCGATCGGCAGTGTCCTCTGGCCGGGGTGTGGGTAAGTCAGCACTTGTCTCGTGGCTGATCTTGTGGATGCTGAGTACCCGGATAGGCTCGTCTGTCGTCGTAAGCGCCAACAGCGAGACGCAGCTCCGGACGGTCACCTGGGGTGAGTTGACTAAGTGGGCCACCATGAGCATCAACGCCCACTGGTGGGAGCCGAGCGCTACCAAGCTGGCCCCCGCTGCCTGGCTGACCGATCTGGTTGAGCGTGACCTCAAGAAGGGCACCCGGTACTGGGGCGCTGAGGGTAAGCTCTGGTCCGAGGAGAACCCAGACGCCTACGCCGGTGTCCACAACATGGACGGCATGATGGTGATCTTCGACGAGGCCAGCGGCATCCCGGACAGCATCTGGTCCGTGGCGGCTGGCTTCTTTACCGAGAACATCTTGGATCGGTACTGGCTCGCGTTCTCCAACGGTCGGCGCAACACCGGGTACTTTTACGAGGCGGTGGACGGCTCGAAGCGGGAGTTTTGGAGGAGCCGTAAGATCGACGCTCGCACCGTCGAGGGCACCGACAAGTCGATCTATGACCAGATCATCGCCGAGTATGGTGAGGACTCCGACGAGGCCCGGGTCGAGGTGTACGGTGACTTCCCCAAGAGCGGCGATGACCAGTTCATCATGCCCTCGCTGGTCGATGACGCCATGAAGCGGCCCAAGTACAAGGACATGAGCGCACCGGTGGTGCTTGGCGTCGATCCGGCCCGGGGCGGCATGGACAGCACAGTCATGGTGGTGCGCCAGGGGCGTGACATCGTGGCGATCCGGCGGTTCAAGGGCGACGACACCATGACCACCGTGGGCAACGTCATCGACATGATCGAGGAGTTCAAGCCCACCCTGACGGTCATTGACGAAGGTGGCCTAGGGTATGGGATACTTGACAGATTGACCGAGCAGAGGTACAAAGTCCGTGGGGTAAACTTTGGCTGGAAGGCCAAGAACCCCGTGATGTGGGGTAACAAGCGGGCTGAGATGTGGGGCGCGATGCGGGAGTGGCTCAAGACAGCAGCACTCCCATCGGACAGACAGCTTAAAACTGACCTGACCGGCCCCATGAAGAAGCCCAACTCTGCCGGCACCATATTCTTGGAAGGGAAGAAGGAAATGAAGGCTCGAGGACTGTCATCGCCTGATGCGGCAGACGCCTTGGCCGTCACTTTTGCCTTCCCCGTGGCCCATCGGGAGTACAATTCCCGCACAGAAGTCCGCAGATCAATGGGTCAGGCGGGCGTTTCAACCTCATGGATGGGGGCGTAATGGCTAAAAAAGGCGTGTCTCTAAGCGTTGGACGGGGCGAGAAGCTGCCCGTCAGCAAAGGCGCGGGCCTGACAGCCAAAGGCCGCGAGAAGTACAACGCAGCCACCGGCTCCAACCTCAAGCCCCCTGCTCCAAGCCCCAAGACCAAGGCCGACGCTGGCCGCAAGGCTAGCTTCTGCGCCCGTATGGAGGGCGTCGTCAAGCACGCTAAGGGCGACGCCGAGCGGGCTAAGGCATCACTCAAACGCTGGAAGTGCTGATCATGGCTACAAAACCCGGACTTTACGCTAACATCCACGCCAAACAGGCACGGATCGCCGCAGGCAGCAAGGAAAAGATGCGAAAGCCTGGCTCGCCTGGCGCACCTACCGACAAGGCGTTCAAAGAGTCGGCCAAGACGGCTAAAAAGCCAATGAAAAGCAAGTGATGCCACTCGTCAAGTCCAAATCCCCCGAAGCCTTCCGCAAAAACGTCTCTGCGGAAGTCAAAAGCGGCAAACCCGTCAAGCAGGCCGTTGCGATCGCATACAGCGTCAAACGCGCCGCAGCCAAAACCCCCTCGAAAGGTAAGAAATGAGCAAGCAACTCAAACCCATCAGCAAACTCAACGCCCGTGAGCCAAAGATGTCCGGCGGCGGGATGCCTGACCGCAACAAGGAGACTTACTCCAAGATGCCGGGCATGGGCTGTCATGGCACCATTCCGTCGGGCACCAACGTCAAGGCAACAGTGGCTAAGGTTCTGAGCAAGATCAAGTAATCATGCCTCAAGACTACACAGGAATCGCCGCTGCTGGAGCGGTCAGCGAGGGCGGCTCGGCCAAGGACAAGAGCGACTCTGAGGTGCTCTCGACGGCCCGCAGTCGCCTCGACATGGCGATTTCTGCGTTGTCTGAGTCGCGTGAGGACGAGCTTGACGACCTGCGGTTTTACGCCGGCTCGCCCGACAACCACTGGCAATGGCCTGCCGACGTGCTGGCGACCCGTGGCGCGGTGCAGGGCCAGACGATCAACGCTAGGCCGTGCCTGACCATCAACAAGCTGCCGCAGCACGTCCATCAAGTTACCAACGAGCAGCGGCAGAACAGGCCGCAGCCCAAAGTCATTCCGGCAGATGACGGCGCTGACGTTGAGGTGGCCGAAATCTTCAACGGCATGATCCGGCACATCGAGTACATCTCGGACGCCGACGTGGCCTACGACACGGCTTGCGAGAACCAAGTGTCTTACGGCGAGGGCTACGCTCGTATCCTGACCGAGTACTGCGACGACGACACGTTCGATCAGGACATCAAGATTGGGCGCATCCGCAACAGTTTCAGCGTCTACATGGACCCGCTGATCCAAGACCCGTGCGGCTCAGACGCCCGCTGGTGCTTCATCACCGAGGACATCCCCAAGGACGAGTACGAGCGCCAGTACCCGGACGCTGCGCCCATCACCACGCTGCAAACGCTGGGCGTGGGCGACCAAGGGTTTAGCCAGTGGATGAACGAAAACACGGTGCGTATCGCCGAGTATTTCTACATCGAGAACACCAAGGAAACGCTCAATCTGTACCCCGGCAACGTCACCGCGTTCCAAGGCTCGCCCGAGGACAAGATGTTGCGGATGCAGTTCGGCAAGCCGCTTAAAACCCGCAAGGCAGACCGCAAGAAAGTCAAGTGGCTCAAGATCAACGGTTACGAGGTGCTGGAGCGCTCTGACTGGGCCGGCGCTCACATCCCGGTGATCCGCTGCGTAGGTAACGAGTTCGAGGTTGAGGGGCGGCTTTACGTCAGCGGCCTCGTGCGTAACGCCAAAGACGCGCAGCGCATGTACAACTACTGGACCAGCCAAGAGGCCGAGATGCTGGCGCTGGCCCCCAAGGCGCCGTTTATCGGCTACGGCGGTCAGT